GAACTCTAACGACATGAACACCTCCGTTACCATCATCAAGGGATACGACACGCTTTTCAACGACGCATCAAAACAGCTTTGGAACGCTCCTTTACAGGGCGAGACCGCCGGAATGCAGACCGACTACCTCATCAAGCTGGGATAGAGATACGCGTGGCAGTTTTCGGGCTCCGCTACCTCCAATTGCGTCAGAACGCTTCGTATCGTTGATGTAGATAACCAACCAATTCTTACGGCACAGGTTACTTCCAAGAAAGGGGAGGCCTGGATTGTGCTCCGTAAGTGGATCCTGAGATTGTATTCTACTCGCCCGAAGCCTCCCAACGGGATGCCCTTCGCCGAAGAGTAGAAGGCAGTTTGTGACGCCCTGTCTAGATTGATCAACATGCACGGACCTAAGCTGGTCGCATGCTCTCTATTCGGCGTCCCGTATACCGGATCCGAACAGGACTCAGTCTATGTAGATGGGACCAAGTTTAGTTTGGGCCTATTCACCACCTACATGCACCCACACCACATCGATTCGATACCGACAGGCGGGTGGTTCACCAGTGCTCCGGTCCCAGTCATCCACAAGATCGAGTAGTCGGACCTGCGTACCGCCGAGACCAAGCATATCGACTTCGATCGTCAGGGGGAATCCATCACCGTCGACGGCCACGAGATCGTTTACTCGCTCCTCCCCCACTTGCTCTGCAAAGGAAAGTTGACTGTAAACGAAGTCCTTGAAGTCGCTGCATCCGGGGCCATCCACATCGACGTGGCAATATACGTCCTGATGTAGAAACCACTGTCGGTCAATAGTATAGCTTCAGCTCTCACTCCCACTCCGGTGGCTTTGAATGCGACTACCCGTAGTGAATGGGAAGACATCGTTTTCAAGTTAAGAGCCAGCGAAGCCAAGTGGTGGGATAGGCTCAAGGCCCTGTTGTCAAAAATTTACAATAGGCTTCGCCAGTGGATTAATCTCACCACTTTCGAGTTCCACGAATTCACTTCCGAGTACTTCAATTTCGATCTGCCCGAAAGTTACCTACAGCGTTCGGGTAGACTCTGCGACTGGTGCGACCATCTCAAAGGTGATCAATTGGCCGCCGTCCAGGCTCTTCGTTACTACGTATGCGATCTTCCGTTGGTGTACACAGGAGCCGAGTTAACCGCGTTGTACAGCTAGCTGGCTTGGTGCCCACGCAAAATCGCGCTCAGGGTCTACATTCGTATTCCGCTCTCCACCGGTTTGGAAGAGCTGGAACCTCAAACTACGCGCATCTCGAAGCTCGTTAACACCGCCCATAATGCGACTATAGCAGCCACTAAGTACGCCAAGATGGCGGGCTAGGCTATAGCCGCGAGAATGGCCAAAGCTAGAGACGCTTCTCTCGGGCGGAAGACCGCGGAGAAGAAAGTCTCGGACCAAACGAGCAACCAAAAGCTTCCTGGAGCCGTCCCAACTGAAGAGAGTGTACTAACCAAGAGCACAACTCAGAAACCGTCTGCCAATGCGCGTCAATCTCTTTCGTCGGACTCCGAGTCAGAAGAGGAGGAGAAGACGCACGACAACTCGGAATTCAAGCGCTAGGTTCGTTTCGAAGATGAGGTCCCCGTGAATCCTCACAACGCGGCCCCCCGCCTTCCGGGCGTGCAGACGTCGACTGCGAGCGAGCCATCGTAGACGTCCTCGGTCGTTGCCCCTAAATCCGAGCTCTCCAACGTTTCTGAGTTGAAGGAGGATAGGCTGCGAAGGACCCCAGAGCAACACGCCGTAGCTCTAGCTAACGAGATTTGCGCTAAGGTCACCTCCCGCGGAGTGGAGACTTACAACAAGTGCATAGACGGACTAGACATTTTGCACTAGAAAGGCACACCCGAGAACGACATCATTTGGGCTAAACGCAAAGCCGTCCATTCTCAGGCTTGCAAGCATGCCCCATCCACTAATCCCGTGTCTACGGAGCTCGAAGTGAATGCCCAACCGCCATGGGAGTGGACCCCTCAACACCTTTCTGAAGAACATGTGCTCGGCTTCAAGTTTAACGGATCCGTTACAGCCATCGGCCAAGACCAGGTCTGCCATTACGATGAAGAACTCAACGACATGAAGTTATTCCGTCCTGTACACCGCTACGACTACTTGTTAGGCCGTCACCATGTATGCTACACAGTCGACGGGGCGACCACCAACATGCTTAGTCTTTGCTCCCTGGCAGCCTTGCCTAATAAAGGTAAGCAACCATCCCTGGCTCTCAGGTATTTCAGTGTCCTATACCCAGAGCTCGTCCCAGCATGCCGCGCGTTCGTACTGTCTGAGTACCAAACCGCCGGCATGGCTCAGCATGCTTTGAACAACATGACTACCACCGAGTTTAGAGAGGCCCAAATCATTGCCCGCGTCATGCTTCAGTATGCTCACACTAAACAGCTGCTTGCCATTGCCTCCGGGTTCGTGCAGTATCGTTCGATCAGACTCTCACATGATCCTAAGTACGACAAAGCCAGCTATGCTCTCCCTGCTCCTACCGTCCCAGCCGACTGGATCGCAGCTTTTTATACCATGGAGCCTATGACCCCACTCAGGCTAGTGGAAGCAGCTTGTCTTGCCGACCCTGAGGTCTCGCGCGCTATGCCACGCTTCGATTTCGCCCACGATGTGCTCCAAATCGAGGCTACTCCTTACGCGTACAGCGACGCGATCGTGCAAAGAGAATACGATCTATACGCCCTGTCTGCCAAAGACAGGAAGAAGCTCAACTAGGGGGCTCGCAACTTCCCCGCTGCCACTTTGTTAGCCGGCGGACCAAGTTGCGTCGTATTATCTAAGAAAGAAACTGACGAGATCCTCCGCCGCCTTTCCCGGTCACGCAAAGAAGTGCACTAGTTAACCGATTCTGCGTTTAAGGCCAAGCGTCCGTCGAAACTCAGCACTTCCGCACAGTCCGGGTCTCCAGCCATGTCCAACTTAAAACCTTCGACTGCGTCCAACCCATCTTCCACCCCATAGAAGAGCCCACCACGCGCGAAAGGAGGCCGTAAAGAGGCCAATGCCAAGCTGAAAGACGCCAGTGTCGCCGAGAGTGACAAAACTGCCCAATTCGATCTGGACTAGGAGATAGAGGCTAAGAGGAAAGCGGCCGAAGCGTACAAGTCAGCCACCGGCGAGAAACTCCCCTCTCCGCAAATCACCCCAGACGACTCTTTCCTCGGCCCTAAGAGCGCCGACCTGGGAGAGAAAACTACAGACGATCTCCCCCCAAACTAGTTCGCACCAACAGACCCATCCCTCTTAACCCTCACCGCAGTGTCCACATCGGACAACTTGATTGCAAAGGAAACTGCGCCTCCAAAGGAAGAGCCTGTTCCTACGGGTGGATTCGCCAACTTACTCGCCCGCTTAGATTTTTATGGGCTCGACTTGACCGACGGCGATTCAAGCCACATCGCAATCGACTCCGATCCTGTCACGACCCCTTCAGAGTTTCTGCATTCATATCTTCCTAAGTTCGAATTAGTTAAAAAGTTACAACAAGGAGAAATATACAAGTGCTTACTCATCGGGCCTTGCTATTATTCTGCGTCCCAGCGCACCCTCATCGTGTATGATCCGTGCTTCAACGGGGGGTGTGCGGCTTACGCCACGTGGGTCATGAAATGCGTAGCGGAGCAGAGGTTCGAGGACGATTATTATCGCGACGTGTAGGTCAATACTAAAAGAGGAGCTTAGACCATCTACGAGCTGCTCATGTGCGAAGAGCAATGCACCGGTCACCCTCTGACTACCAACGTCCCTAGAAGCTCAAGGACCTTGACCTGGAACAATTTTTCAGCTACCACCGTTCCATCCCAATCTCCTGGCACCGACGTAGCCCACGTTTCATTGGTATATCGAATCACCGACGTGGAGCTCAGCCAATTGACCCCGCCGCTACACGAGCCTTGCATGGACCCCGAATTCTGTCGCGGCTCATTCTCCCGTTTCACGGGCATGATCAGCACCTCGTCCAAGAAAGGCGAATCCAAGGCACACAAGAGACAGAAGAAGGTTTAGAAACGCCCAAAATCGGATGTCCAACCTCAACCGGATCATCGCGGGTCCAAGGCCTTTAACCCAGAAGCGTACGGCTTGGATGGAGCACACGAATGTACTAAGTCTGCGGCTCAGGCGCCGTCCCCCGCGCATTCCTTCGATGCACCTAAACACCGCGCGAGCATAGTTGAAGACAATTCCAGAAATGCGCCGGTGGAAGACATTGACGCCCAGGAAGTGATCAATGCGGTCCATAAAGCACAACGTTCTGTCGGCGACCACAGACCTAAACACTACACAAATGCTATACCGAAAGACACCGTCGACATTGGCATGGGTCTACGCCACGCCATCCGCCTCGACAAGGATGGCCATAGACAACCTTTTACCGTGCTCGACCTGAAGACAACGGACATGAAGCTTGACACGCTGGCGATATTTCGATTCATGGCATACGTTAATCCTCATCACAAGAACAGCGCGTCCAAGACCATTAGATGGGTTCGCGATAATTATTCCGACGAATCCACGTTGAATTACTACGTCGCGCTTTATATCATGATGAGTAACACCTATCATGATCTTCAGAAAATTCGTCCTCTGGGGCTCCAAACGTCCGAGCTGCCACTGAAGACTCTCGAGGACTGCGTGCGTAAAGCTAAGTCGCTCGTAGCCAGGCCATGGGTGGACTGGGATGCCACGCTGTCCGCAGTATTAGATCCGGCAAATTTCCAACCCCATCCGCATGTTCTTTCAGCATCTAAGCCGGTCCTGGGGTATATTGCGGACATCCACGGCAAGATTTTGAATTCATTTCCCGAGGCGGATGCAGAAGCCGGCGCATTCCAGTTACTCAAAGTTTGGGAAAAGGGAGCCAAGTCATTATCCTACACTCGGGTGGCCGAGTCTAAAGGTATAACGGTCGATTTTACCACGAATCCTCCTCGCATTAAGTGTAACTATCTTGGGCCTTACACTACAGACGTGGCTGCCGTCCTCGCGCGGCATAATATGGTCCCTTCCAATCACGAAGACCTCGGCGAGAACACGTTTTCCATGCATGGTTCAAATCACGCCAAGGCCAGATATATGGACGATTACTGCGCCGCTTCGTGCGCGATTAAACTTGCAATGCAATTGAGAAAGAACCCTAACACTCTAGTGATCGTCGTCAGCCCAAAGGTGGCGGCCTACCCGGATTTGTGGCTTTACCTACAATCCCTCACCGCATACCCGCTAGTGTACCTACGCCCAATAGACAACGAATGCGGTGCATATGATCGTCACTACTACTAGACAGCATGGGCCGATGCCCGTCATGCATCTTACAAGATCCATGAGTATCCCCACTGCGCCGCTTACGCCGAAATCGGATGTGTCGCCCTAGCCATATTGAACAACTCCTCGTATTGGTACATGTCCGAAGGCCTCGTCCCGCACGACACTGGCAATCTACCGGTCACCCAGTACATATCTGGCATGAGATACGCCCCGGTTCCTTGTTCAGGCACTATCCTGCAACGGGATGCTAGAATCCGGGTGTACGACGATCTCGACACAGGTTACCAAATGATTGAATACACGCCGAAAGACACGCACACGTACCGTCACACCAATTCGCAGCTCGACGGATTCCCCGACGCCAATGACACTAGTGCAATAGATGCATTCCTCCAGATTCCGCTTCTGGACGATGACGCGTTAGATACTCCAGATGAAATGCCCCTCGCCACGTTCTTTTCAATGATCGCATTTAACACGAGAGTCATCCTTCCCCAGTGCTATGGGCTTCCAACTTTGCCGTTGCACGCCATACACCTCATGAATCAACGCGTCGCGCAAGGGAAAGAGGAAGAACGGCTCTACACCGTGGCCCTTCAGACGGGCACTAACGTGGGCTTACTTCGTGAAAAATACGCATAGATTTCATAGTACGAAACCGCCGCTCTATTCTACCTTCAAGAATCCAATGGTGTGCGTCAAACCAACTTCCCCCTGGTTACGGTCACCCCGAAACCATTCTTCGTGAGAATGCTAGTCCATGCCACCGACATACTGTTGCCGCTCTACGGGATTCCCAACGTCGAGACGGAGCTGAAGGATTGGGGCAAGAACCTCGTCAACACCCCATTTCCCGGCAACGAACACCTCAAATCCTCGATACATAGGGTACTAGCCATGGTGTACGCTTCTTTGTACGACCCTTGGAGAGCGTCCCCGTGTGGATCTTTCGACCTATCCTTGAACCAATTGCTCTGGCTGGACGCTCTCTTTCATGTAGTCCGCGTTGCCTTCCCATCCATAAACTACTACATGGGCATGGCATGGCAGTGGTTTAGAGTGGTGTCCACCATTTTGGTGGCTTTCTTCATCATCCTGGTGGTATCCATCTAGTATCGATTGAGGCTCACCCTAGCCATCCGCTCGGCGACAAAGCACCTTCGGACGGTTTCGAGGAGATAGGCCATCAAATACCTCATGAAAACTTGCGACACCAGCAAAAAAGATGCGACTAGCACTTATGGAGCCGTTATGTTGCGCCCCGACTACTTCTATTCGCTCCCTTGTCACGGCGATCCTCGGTTCTACCGCGCACCAGAGCCAGACGAACAAACCGAACTACGCACCCCGGCCCAGCGCATCTACGCATCCCTAGTCCGACAAGTCGATACAGCCCGCTTTATTTTCACATCGAAGACGCATCAAAATAAGACCCCTTATTATGTGAAGCTGCTACCGGGATACGATATCGCAGGCCGCTACGCGCATTTAACGGTTCTCATCTACATGGCCCTCTATTACGCCTTATTCATCCACAATCCGTGGAACAACGACAGTCATTTGCTGATTCTCATCAAGGTTACTATTCCATGGCTGCTCGTCCATATGGGCGGAGAGTTTTGGTCGATACACGCGATTCTATGGACCATGGTCCTCCCCTCCTTGTACATCGCAGCTGCAGCTCCGCTCACTATCGCCTGGCTTACGGCTCGCCCTACTCAAACCGGCGCGCGGTCCTCGGGCGTCGCCCGGAACGTGCTGGTCGGCGGGCTGGTCGCATGCGCCGGATTTCTAGCCGCCAACGACGGTACAGGAGTCTTAAAGATCAACAAACGTTTGGATCCCCGCACAATTGAACTTAACCACTCTGTCACAGACGTGCACACACGCGACTTCGACTTTTTCTCGCACAGTCGCTGTCTGATCAGCGACGGTCCGACCACGTATCGAGTGGCCAAATAGTGCACCAGGACCGGCCCGACTATCCACGATCTTCAGGGAGAGCACAAAACTATCGAACACGACAACGGCGTAGTCGGATAGCTATTTGCCGTTTTTGAGAGGCAATTTAAGACGGGTCTCCAACCGGCTGCTTGGTACGTCGACAAGATACGTGAAGCTTCCCGTAAGCTGTTTTCACAAGTAGTTGACCACATGAACCACAACGTGATCGTGAATGATACCTATTTTGACTTCCGCCGCGAATTATCAGAACTCGATTTCCCTAGAAACAAAAAATAGAAGTATTTCCAGAATACCGTGGACATGCTCAACCGCACCGAGCCATACCCATCAACCGAACTGTACTATAAAGTCATGGTGAAAACCGGAGAAAAGTATCTGCTGCCTTTCGATCAGGCCACTCTCATGTATTAGGGCGCGGCCATGCAAATGGACTCTAGAGCCAGACTGGTGTGCGTCCCAGAAGGGAAAATTGGGAACGGGTGCCCCACGCTTCTCGCACGGCAAATAATCAGGGACGTTAAGTCATGTTTGTCTCCTTTCGTGCACGGTTTGGACAACTCTTCTTTAGCCAAAAAGTTGGTCCGCTCCTGGGACCATGTTCACCACTCTCCACAGGACCCTCTATGCTCTTTCGATGCTGACGGTTCCAATCACGACGGCCACCAACATTATAAGCTAATACAAGCGGTGGACTGTACGTTCTTCTCCTTGCTCAAAGAAACCCCTTACTTCCGCTTTCTCCTACGCAAGACGCATTGCAACGCAGACTTAGTCATTAACGAATGCTATAAGATTTACGCTCAGACTAGGAGCAAGCTCAAGGTTGTATGGAAAAAGGACGGAAAAGTCGCCGACATCATGGCTAGAGGCACTGTTCTGAGCGGATCATGCACTAAGACCACTCTCGGAAACACCCTCAGAGTGGCGCTTTATTGGAAATTGCTCCTGGAGGACTTAGGCTACACGACCAATTGGCTATACGAGGAAGAATCTAACGGGACAAAGTTCGATTGTTACATTCACGTCGCCGGTGATGACTTCCTCATGTTCGCCAGGAAGTCGGTTTGCGATAGGATCAAAGCAGAATACCTTCAGCACTTTTCCGCCACCAAGGACAAGAAACATCATGGGAATGGACAATGCGTAGAAGCGGTGCACATCCGCGCTCCCGACGACATTAATTTTTGCTCCAAGATTTCTTATCCCATCCCCGGCGAACATTTGCGCATTTGTAGACACCCTCTCAAAGCTCTATCGCTGTCCTCATATCATACGTATAGCGCTGAGGTTGGATACATGCCCGCCGAGGAGCACACCTTTTACGTTGGCTATTCGATCTTCCACGAGCTCGGTGGTACCCTCTTCAAGATGTATTCCCGCATGCGCATGGACAAAGGGAAGCGCACGGCGGACAAATACCTCGACCGCATGCGTAAGATCGGCAAGTACTCACTCGGTTATGTCGCCACCAAAGACGACGTAGACGCGGATAGGCACCTGTGCGAAAAATTGGGTATATCTTGGGCCATGTATACCAGTCTGTGCATATAGTGTCTCTCGGATTAGGACTTTTTGTTTGTGGACGCGATGACCACAGGTTCCTACACGCATGACGTGCGGAGCGGGCGTAGGTCCGCAGATCAAATAAGCTATGAGCACAAGACCCAGCAACCAGAACCAAAAGAAGCAGAACTAGAACCAAAACCGTCGCACCTCCGGCCGTCCGAACACCCAGCAGCGCCAAACTCCGAGACATACGACCGCCACGACGAAGAGTCGGGTGCAGCGGAAAGTGGTCGAGAGAGTCGCCCAAAAAGCAAGACAAGAACTCTCGTTGGAGGACCACATCAAACAACAGAGACTCAAGACGAAAAGGTCAGCCACGGCACCAAGAGACCCTAGGTGGGGAGAATAGACGAGGTCTGCTCCGAACAAAGTCCTTGCAGAGCGCAAAGATCGGATCACGTCCGCTATTGCTACGGCTATCTCCCGCATACCAGCGGCCAACTTCAAGGCGGCCGCCCAGCGGCCTCCTGCGGCCCGCCTCAGCGCCACTCAAAGTGCAGGCGCGATGTTGGACATGGCGAAACAGGATAGAGAGTACGTGGAGGCATGTCTGCATCCAGGCCGCAAGAGGGTCGTTCCTCCCTTCTCCAATGCTACGGAGATCGCCGGTATCATACCCCTCGCCCTGACGGCGACCATGTACACGAACCAAGCCTACACCACATCCCTCACGCAGAGCGGTGTAGTCGGCACCACCCTCACCCCACTGGGTTCGTCAGAGCACACGGTCATCGCCCTATGTCCTGCAGCGACCTGCTTCGGCTCAAACGGAGCAAATACGTTCGCATCGGGGATTTCCATAACGAATCCGGGCTCCCCCGTAGGAAACAATACTCCCATTCTGTCCTATTCGCTGTACTCGTTCTTTCCGATGAATCAGCCCGTATACTCGGAACTTCCCATGACATCCGTATGGGGCAGCGACCTGAGCGACATCGGCGTACATGGAAATGCATTTTCCATCGAGTACGAAGTGAAAGTCGTCGCCGCGGCCGCCAACGTCGGAGGCTTCTACTTTCAGACTACGATCCCCATTGGTACCCTTATCAAGGACGACGGATCACTCGCATCCATATCCCTGGACGAGTTAATCCGCAATGGAGAAATGCACTCTATGGACAACGGCAAACTCACAGTGAACGAATTTATCCGCAACCCGAACGTGCTAGTGGAAATCCATAGAAACGGCACCCAGGTGGACTGGGGCAGTATTTTGGGAGAGTGCATCACATTTGTGATCATACCAAGGGCCTCTATCCCCATTGCCACGACCTCGTCCGCTTTGACAGCCACCTATACGCCTTTCTCATTGTCTGCTACCTCTCGAGCCAACTTCATCGTTTGGCCAAAAGCTACCCCCGCTGGAATGGCCCTCGCCGAGAAGCCAAAGGTGGTGCACGCAGAGTATGAAGTTCACCACGCCTCCGCCGCCGCCAAGTATTTGAAGAACAAGCGTGTGGCGAAAGTCCCAGAAAAAGGCTGGCTAGGCAAAACCTGGGATTACATCAAGGACGTTGACTGGAAGAAGTGGGCATCGATAGCCACCACGCTCGGCACCGTCTTGCTCGAAGAAGAACCAACCTCGTAGATCATCATCCCTTCCGTGTACTATGTCAATCTGTACAACCAAATGCCGTTAGGATACTACAGTCTAGATCCAGAGCTTCAGTCGATATTGCAAGCAACTTACGAAGCAAGGGATCGGTTCCTTGTGTGGTATCAAACCCACCAGAGAGACTACAACTATCCGCCTCCACGCTGGGATGCGCCCGAGACCTTCACGGTCCAAGGGGACAGACGCAGGACTTGGGAGAAACTTTAGGCGAGCTCGAACCACCCGAACATGATCCTGACTCCCGCCTTAGACTTCGAATGCACGGACCCTACTCCTGAGGCTCAGAAATGGTTCCAAGACTTCATGTTCTCGTTTATAGGCGACAGACCCTACACCGCAATCTCCGACACTTCCTCTCAATACTCCACCGGGTTCAAGAGGGTTAAGTGACGATGACCATCCGGCCATACCACGAAAGTCGTAGGCCATGGAGTTAGCGACTCCAGAGCTTGGCCGCTCCATAAGCCCGCCCAGACCAAGGCGTAAACCCGGTCCGGCTCGCACACCTGGAAAACCAGGGCCGTCCCCAAGACTTCGTGAAAGGGGGCTGGGAAGCTATCCCAAAGAGGTTCAACGATCCCTCCGCAAATTCGCTACAAGTTTCAATACTTGGGCCCCTCAC